GGCGTCCGCCTGGCGCCACAGCCTCGGGGCCGGCTCGCCGCCCTGCCGGCGCGTGGACGTGATGCCGCTCACCGCTGAGCACCGGCAGATGATCGCGGCCTTAGCCGGCGATGCCGGCATCAGCGACCAGCAATTGATTGAGCGCTGTCAGGACGAGTTCCGCCGCGGGCCTGGGCAGCTCTCGCTCGCCCAGGCCGACGAACTGGTGGCGGCGCTGTCGGAGACGGTCGCCGTGGTCGCCGCCTTCGACTAAGCCGTCACCGTGCCGAGCCGCCTGGGGAGGGGCTCGGCCGCCGGCTACGGCAGCGGATTCCGTTCCGGCCATCCGCTGTCGTGGCCGCCGTCAATCTTCCTCCGAGGGGTTGCTATGTCTGATGCCGTTCGCCGTTTCTCAGCCGAGTCGCCCTGCCCCGTGTGTGGCTCCCACCAGGACATGCCCCGTCATCAGGGCGTGCGCTGCTGGGGCTTTCTCAGTTCGGATGGGGTGTACGCGCACTGTACGCGGGCGGAACTGGCTGGCCGGCTGCCCCTGAACGGCGGCTCATCCGGCTACGCCCACCGGCTGCTCGGTCGCTGTCCATGCGGCCACGACCACGGCGCCGATGCCTTCGATGCGGCGATGCGCCAGGCCACCCGCGCATCGGCCCAGGCCGGCCGCACCTGGGCCAAACCGCGGAAGGCCGAGCGTCCGCACGGCACGATTGAGGCCATCTACGACTACGACGGCCACTATCAGGTCGTGCGGCTCAGGCTCCCCGATGGGTCAAAGACGTTCCGCCAGCGCCGGCCGGCCCCCGACCGTGATGGGGCGTGGATCTGGAACCTCGACGGCGTCGCGCCCCGCCTCTATCACCAGGACGAGATCGCCGCACTCCCACCCGGCTCCACCGTGATCGCGGCCGAGGGCGAGAAGGACGTCGACCGCTTCCGGTCACTCGGCTTCCATGCCACGTGTAACAGTGGTGGCGCCGGCAAGTGGCGGGCGGCGGCAGCCTCCGTGCTGCGCGGCCACCATGTGCTGGTCGTGCCCGACGAGGACGAGGCCGGCCGCCGCCACGCAGAGGCGGTCGCCCGCGCACTCGACGGCTCCGCGGCATCGGTCACGATCGTGCGACTCCCCGGACTCTCCGAGCGTGGCGACGCCTCCGACTGGTTTGATCAGGACTGGACCCCGCGCCACTTCACCGCGATCGCCGCCCTCGCGGCCCAGGCGCCACCCACCCCACATCCGGACTGCCGCTGCAGCGCGGACGACCCGCCCGACGTGTCGGCGCTCAAGGCCCTCAGCCGTACGACCCGCGCGCTGATCTACTCCGCCGCCTCCCCCAGTTTTAAAGTCGCCCAACTCGTGCTCGCCTACGAGGTGCACGCCCCCATACGCCGCGTGCCCTTCATCAGTCTCCCGGCCATCGCCCGCCGCGCGCACGTCTCCGAGGACACCCTGATCCGTGCCCGTGATGCGCGCATCACGGACGGGTCGCTCACCAAGACCACCCACTACCTCCCCGCCAATCCCTACACGGGTGAAGTCACCGACGGCCCGCGGCCCTACATCCGGATCGTTCCCACCCACCAGCGCCTCGCCGAGACGCTCCACGTCTTCGCCGAGTCCGTCCCTGACTGCCTGGTCAAAGCGAAGCGCAGCACGATTCGGAAGGCGCCGCCATCGAGCGTCCCCGTGCCCGACCTCACCGACCAGCCGCTGCCCTGCCCCCAGGACGGCGACGTCGACCTCACCGTCCGGTTGGAGTCCGTCCATGTCGCCCGCTGCGGCGAGTGCGGCCTCCCCCTGGCCGCCGTCACCCGCGATGGAACCGAACTCTACCCGGCCGGATTCCGCTTTTCGCAACTTGCGAAACAGGAAGATCGTTCCCTTCCGCTCCGTTTTCCCTCTTACGCAAGTTGCGAAAAGCGGCCCCCCTGCTGTGTCTGTGACCCGGATGCGCCGCTGTCGGTGGGCGACGTGTGCCTGCCCCATCTCGCTGATGCGCTGCAGGACGAGGCGGTGCCGGTGTGATCGATGCGCGATTCAGCGATGCATTGGAACAACGGGCCGCGCTGGTGGATTGGCTCACCGACAACCCGAACGGGCGCCGGTGGTTCCGTGATGTGATGGGAAACCTCAGCCCACATGACCGACCGGCGATGGATGCGAACACCGTAGAACAGTCATTCCGGTCAGCAACGCTGGCATCACTGATGCAGGGTGCCCCGTACTACTGGTCTGGTGTGCCGCTGACGCTCGTTCAGGATGCCGCGCCTGCGATCCCAGATTGGACGCTGTCTGAGGAGGTGATCCCAGACGCCTACGGATTCTTCTGGTTCGCGTCACCGCTGCCGTTACCGGATCACCCTGACCATGTCGCGCCGTTGCGCGCAGTGAGTTGGGCGAACGTCGTAGAGCAGGAGGGGCGCGCGTTCATGCCGTTTGGTGAGGGGTTGCGCGCCTATGAAGGTGAGCGCCTGCGCTTTGTGTTCTATCTCGATGTTCGAGGTGCAGCGATCCCTGCGCCCTTCACGATGGCGGATTGGATCATCGGTGAGCCACTGTCACGGGTGATGGAACAGCTGCATGGCCAGGTTGCTGATTCCGTCAAAGCGGATCGCATGACGATGAAGCTCCGCTATGCGGCTGCGTGCTTCTCATTTATCCATCAGCGGATTGTGACCGCGGGGCGTGTCCGAGCGGACCGAGCGACCCGGCGACGGCTCGCCCTCACGCGTGATGACCCGGCTGAGGTGCGCGTGATCGAACTGCGCCGGCGCGCGTATGAGCGTGATCTGTCCGATGCGCGCCGCACGGTTGACTGGTCCTGCCGGTGGCTGGTACGCGGCCACTGGCGCCGCATTGAGAACGGCGCGCGCGTGACCTGGGTCGTGCCTCATGTGAAGGGCCCGGAGTCGAAGCCGCTGAAACGTCCGCGGGCGGATGTCTTCGCGGTGGTTCGGTGACCACCCCACTGCCCCTGTCCGAAAAGCAGTTCCAGGCCCAGGTCACCGCCCTCGCCCGCCTCGCCGGCTGGAAGGTCTTTCATACCTACGACAGCCGCCGCTCGCCGCACGGCTTCCCAGACCTGGTCCTGGTTCGCGCTCCACGCGTCATCTTCTGTGAGCTCAAATCCGCCGCCGGCCGCCCCACCCCCGCCCAGGTCGCCTGGCTCGCCGATTTGGCCCGCTGCCCTGGCGTCGAAACGTACCTGTGGAAGCCCGCTGACTGGGACGAACTCGCCGCATCCCTTACCCGGAGGTAAGCCATGACGCGCCGCCGCCCCGTCCCGCCCCGCACGCCACCACCACCCCCCCCGCACCGTCGTCTGTGCCCGCTGTGGTGCCCCCGTCGTCGGCGTGCGCCTGCGTACCGGCGTCGCCTATCAGTGCTGGCCGGCCTGTGGTGCCTCCTGGTTTGCCGGCACCGCCCCACCGCCCGCGCCACCGCGGCGGACGGACGTGCCCGACGAACCGGCCGGCTGGTGGGACCGATGACCTCCCGCATGCCGGCACCGACCCTCGCCGCCATCCACGCCGCCTACTGGCAGCCGCGGGCCCGGATGGGCATCACCCCGGGCGAGGACGCCGCCACCCTCAGGGCATCGACCTATGACGGCGCCCCAACGATGGCCGACGTCGCCGCCCAGTTCGGTGTGTCGCAGTCGGTCGTCTGGCGGGCCGTCCACGGCCGCTCCTATGACCGCACCCGCACCTATCCCCGAAGGAGCCGCCAGGAGGGGCTGAGACCGTCCGAACGTCAGGCCGTCGTCGCCGCCTACGCCGAGGGTGTGCCCGTCTGCGTGATCGCCGAAATCTTCCGTCTGTCGCGGACGCGGGTGTGGAGACTCGGGGCCGCCGCCGGCCTGCCACCACGCCGCGGGCGGCTCGGTGTCTCCCCGGGCATCACCGCCGCCACCTATCTCGCCCGCCTCCAGACGCAGGAGGTTCCATGATGCCGAACCTTCACGGTTCCCCGCGCCCCGCCGCCGCCCGCCCCTGGCGCTACATCTATCTCGGTGACCGGCTGACCGATGACGCGCTCCGGCGCGCCCCCTGTGACCCGGTCCGCCGCGCCGACGGCCGCACGGTGGTCGGCGCGGGCAAGCAGCTCGTGGTCTTTGCCGGCGGACGGCGGGCCGTCGTGCTCCGCCGCCGCCTCCGCCTGGCGGTGCGGTTCCCGGCCTGACCACCACCACCACCACGACCGCGTCCCGTTCCCGGAGGTTCTATGCACGCGTTGTCCGCCGCTCCGTCGCTCGCCCTGGCCGCCCTGCTCTGCCTCTCGGCCACCCACGCCACCACCACGCAGGCATCCGACCCCGACGGCATCGTCGCCCTGATTGCCGAGGAGGCCCACGCCTACGGCATCAGCCCATCGTGGTTGCTCGCCGTCGCCCTCTGCGAAACGGGAGGGACCTTACGCACGGATCTTGTTGGGAGGCAGGGTGAAATCGGCCTGTTTCAGTGGCACCCGTATGGACTCTGGCGGTCGGTGCCGATCTTTACGACGTGGGGGGATGTCTATGACGTGCGCCTCAACGTGCGCGGTGCCGCCTGGGCCTTCGCCCGCGGCTGGTCGTCCCATTGGTCGTGTGCGCGATGATCGCGCCTGACGACTTCCCCACTGAGGACCTGCTCGTTACGCTCTCAGCTGGTGATAAACGCCGGCTGCGTGACGAGGCCAGGAGACGTTCCATCTCCATGCGCCAGGTCGTCCGCCTCCTCATCCGCTCCCTCCCTGACCCGCCACCACCAGAGGATGCCTGATGCACGCCGCCGCCTACGCCTACGTCGAACGCACCCTCGCCACCCTCCCACCGCGCTGGCGGGTGTACGAAATCGGTGGCCGCAACGTCAACGGCTCCGTCCGCCCGCTCTTCTCCTCGACCACCGACTACTTCGCCGTCGACCTCGTCCCCGGACCCGGCGTCGATGTCGTCGCCGACGGCCGCTCCTACGTCCCGCCCTTCACCCCCGATACGATCGTCATGACCGAAGTCCTCGAACATTCCCCCCACGCCCACGACCTCTGCGCCCGCGCCTATCAGCTGCTCGCCGAGGGTGGCGTCCTGATCATCACCGCCGCCGGCCCCGGACGGCCGCCCCATTCCGCCCACGACGGTGGCCCGCTCCGCCAGCACGAGTTCTACGCCACCGTCTCCGCCCTCGACCTCGTCCTGTGGCTCTCCCTCTTCCCCGTCGTCGCGCTAGAATGGGACCGCACCGTCCAGGACATCCGCGCGCTCGCCGTGAAAGGACCAGGCTCCGATGACCACTGACGCTGAGTCCACCACCACCCCCGCGGCAACGATCGAGACCGATACCCCCACCGCTACCGATACCCCCGTCCTCCAGCAGTTCCATGACCCGGCGGGCCTCTGGATGTGGCGCCGTGAGGATGGCTCCACCTTCATCGCCCCAGGCCCCCCACCGGAGACACCGCCGGCCCCGGAGGAGTAGCGTCCCGTGCCGCGCCCAACCAAGTGGTCGCCCGCCCGCGAGAAGCAGATCATGGCGGCGCTTGGCATCGGCGCCACCCGCCGCCTCGCCGCCCTCGGCTCCGGCATCTCGCAGGACACCTTCGAAACCTGGTGCAAAACCAAGCCGGGTTTTTCGGAGAAGGTCGAACGGGCCGAAGCCCAGGCCGCGGCCAGGTGGCTCGGCATGGTCGAGAAGGCCGCCGCCCAGGGCACCTGGCCCGCCGCCGTCTGGTTGCTCGAACACCGCCACGCCGCCGACTACGGCCGCCAGGCGCTCGAAATCAAACACTCCGGTGCCATCACCTTCTCGCTCGACCTCGGAGCTGCCCGTGTCCACGACGACGACGCCGGCCCCGACCTCCTGGACCTACCAGCGGCCCCCGCTCTACCACCGCCAACAAACGGCGCTCTTCACTGACGCCCGCTACGCCATTTGTGAAGCGACCACCAAGTCAGGAAAAACCGTGGCCTGTATGGCCTGGCTGATGGAGCAGGCCGTCCAGGGCACGCCTGGCCAGAACTTCTGGTGGATTGCCCCGACCTACTCGCAGGCGCGCATCCCCTTCCGCCGCATCAAGCGCGGCCTGCCGCCGGCGGTGTATGTCGCCAATGAGTCCGAGCTCACCCTCACCCTGGCAAACGGCACCGTGCTCTGGTTCAAGGGCGGCGACAACCCGGACGCGCTCTACGGCGAAGATGTCTACGCCGCCGTCATCGACGAGGGCTCGCGCGTCAAGGAGGAGACCTTCCACGCCGTCCGTACCACCCTCACCGCCACCCGCGGGCCGCTGCGCATCATTGGCAACGTCAAGGGCCGCCGCAATTGGTTCTATGCCCTCGCCCGCCGCGCCGAATCCGGCGAGCCCGACATGGCCTACGCGCGCATCACCGCCCATGATGCCGTCGCCGCCGGCGTGCTCGATGCCGCCGAGGTCGAGGATGCCCGCCGCGTGCTGCCCGACCACGTCTTCCGCGAGCTGTACCTCGCCGAGGCGTCCGACGACGGCGGCAATCCCTTTGGCCTGGACGCCATCGCCGCGTGTGTCGCTCCGCTCTCACCGGACGAGCCGAGCGTCTTCGGCATTGACCTTGCCAAGTCCGTCGACTGGACCGTCGCCATCGGCCTCGATGCCGAAGGCACAACCGCCAGACTGGAACGATTCCAGCGGCCCTGGCAGCAGACCGTGACGGACATCCATGCCATCTGTGGGCGCACGCCAGCGCTGGTCGATTCCACCGGCGTCGGCGACCCGATCGTCGAGGCGCTGCAGTCGCTTGGCTGGAACCAGTACGAGGGCTTCCACTTCTCGCCGTCGTCCAAGCAACAACTGATGGAGGGCCTGGCGCTCGCCATCGGCCGGCGCGAGGTCGCGTTCCCGGACGGCGTCATCCGGTTGGAGTTGGAGGCGTTCGAGTACGTCTATACGCGAACCGGCGTCCGCTACGAGGCGCCGCCGGGGATGCACGACGACTGTGTGATGGCGCTCGCCTTAGCCGTCCGCCACCGCGCCGCCGTTCCGTCGCAAGGTGTCTGGTAGCGCGACGGTGCCGCCCCATCCGCTCGGTATTTCTGCTGTTTTCTGCGGTGTTTGTTCTGTCACGGTAGACCTCGATGGAGGTGCTCACCGTGCGCAGAGTGTTTGTGGACCTACCGCAACCGGCGATCGACGCGCTCGTCCGACTTGCTGAACGCGAGTTTCGCGCGCCGAAGGACCAGGCTGCCCTGATGCTCGTGGAGGCGCTGAACCGCGCGGGCGTCCTGGCGCCGGATGCGGCGGCGGGGCCATCTGGTAAACCCGATTGACGTGTGTGCTACACTGCCGCCGACATCCGTAGGCATCCTACCGACCACATGAGCGGCAGCACCGGGCCTCTCGCGTGGCAGCGATTCTGACGACGGCCTCTCCCCCTCTCCCCGCCGTCGGTCCGCTGCCTGGAGACCCGGTGCATGGCCGTCCCGTTCTGGCCCTTCCGCCGCACCGCATCGTCTGGGTCTGAGGTCGTCGCCTCGATCCTGCTCGGCGCCGGCACCGCCGGCCTGCCCGAATCGCCCGCCGATAACCTCGAAGCCTTCGCCCGCGAAGCCTACGGCCGCCTCCCACTCGTCTATGCCTGCGTTCAGGAGAAGGCAACGAGCGCCGCTGAGGCCCGCCTCGTAGTCCGCGATACCCTCGGCGACGAAGTCACCACCGGCACCCTTGCCGAGACCCTGCGCCGGCCAAACCCGTGGATGGATCAGTTCGAGTTCCTCGAAGCGGTCAACATCTACCTCGACATCGCTGGCATTACCTACGTCTACAAGGCGCGTGGGCAGGCCGGCCAGGTGGTGGCGTGGCTCGTCCTGCGCCCCGAACGCCTTGAGGTCGTCCCCGGCGCGATGGGACCGCAGGCGTACGTCTATACCGTCAACGGCCAGGAGTACGTCATCCCGGCGGCCGACATCGGAGTCGTCAAAGAGTTCAACCCCGCCGACGACTACCACGGCCTCAGCCGCATCCACGTCCTGGCGCGCTCACTGCTCGTGACGAAGTCGCTGACCGAGTTCGTCGCCGCTTTCTTTCAGAACGCCGCCATCCCCTCCGGCCTGCTCAAGGTGAAGCGCAAGCTCGCCTCCCAGGACGAAGCCGACCGCATCCGCTCGTCGTTCATGAGTCGCTTCAGCGGTGCGCGCAACTGGCACCGCATCCCGGTGCTCGACGAAGACGCCGACTACCAGAAGGTGGCGTCCGACCTCAAAGACCTCGCGATCAAAGACATCATCATGCCGAACGAGGCCGAGGTCTGCGAGGTGTTCGGCGTGCCACCCGTGCTCGTGGGCGCCTCCGTCGGCCTCGCCCACTCCACCTACGCCAACTATGCCGAGGCGCGGCAGTCGTTCTGGGAAGAGACGCTCTTGCCGCGCAACCGCCGCATCATCGGTGCGCTGTCGCGCATGTTCGCCGCCGACTACGACGAGCTGCAGGGCGACGGCACACTCGAGTGGGACTACTCCGAGGTGAAGGCGCTCGGCGAGAACGAAGACGCGAAGTCGACGCGCGTGGTCGAGCAGTTCAAGGCCGGTCTCATCTCCCGCGACGAGGCGCGCGATGCCCTGGGGATGGACCCGCTCGGCGGTGACGCGGGCGACGTCTACTACCTCGCAACCGGCGTGCTGCTGGTGTCGGCGGAGGGGACGCCGCTCGGCGCCAGTGCCACGCCGCCCTCGCTCCCGAATGCCCCGCAATCGCCACCAGAGGCCGCTGAGGGTACGGACACCGGTGCGGTGGTGGAATCCGTCGCCGGGGCCTCACGCGCGCCCTATCGCGCGTTCGCGGCCGATGATAGCCGGACGATACCTACGGCACTCGCCGCCGCGGTCGAGGACCTGCAGCGCCAGTTGGCCGCGGCGTTTACGGCGGAGGGCGAGGCGTTCCTCCGGCATTTGCGCTCCCGCCGCGATGCCCTCACCGAAAGCTCGTGGGAAGAACTCCTCCGGCTCGCCCAGGCCGAGGTCGAGGCGCTCTACAGCCAGGCGCTTACCGATGCGGCCCCCGCCGCCCTTGAGCGTGGCTGGACGGATGCGGGCCGCGGTCTCACCGCCGCGCTGCCCGCCTTCGGCCGCACCACGCCGGCCGTGGTCGGGTTCCTCGCGAACTACGCCGCCGACCGCGTCGCCGGTATCCAGCAAACCACCCGCGACCGCTTGCGTACCCTGCTCGCCGATGCCTCAGCTTCGGGGTGGGACTACGGGCGCACGGCCCGCGCCATCACCGCCGCTTTCGACGGCTTCGCCGGCCGTGCCACCCAGGAGCACCTGCGCAACCGGGCCGAGCTGATCGCGGTGCATGAGATCGGCACGGCCTACGAGGTGGGCAAGAGCGCCGTTGCCGCCGAATTGCGCGGCTCGGGCATCGATATCGAGAAGTCGTGGGTGACGGTGAACGACGACCGCGTCTCCGCCCACTGCCGCGACAACGCGGCCCAGGGCTGGATTCCCGACACGCAGATGTTCCCATCCGGGCAGATGCACGCGCCGGCCCATCCCGCCTGCCGCTGCGCCACCGTCCGCCGCGTCGCGACGAAGGGCCGTCTCACGCTCCGGTTCCCCAACGGCGATCTCGAGGTCGACCTGCTCGAAGAGAGTTCTGGGCCACTCCCGGCGTACCTCGCTGAAATCTTCGCGGAGGCGAAGCGATGACGCTCCCAACGCTGATCCGCAAGACGAGTCCGATTGAGATCAAGGCGATCTCCGAGGCCGAGGGCATTGTCACCGCCTACGTCAACTCGCTGGAGGTCGTCGACCACGACCAGGAGGTGCTGGCCTCTGGTGCCTTCGACCAGAGCATCAAGGCGTCGTTGCCGGCGGTGGCGTGGATGCACGACCCGCGCACGATCGTCGGCGGCGTCACGGCGGCGCGTGAGGACCGGCGGCGGTTGCTGGCAACGATGCAGTTTGACCTGGACACCGAGCCAGGTGCCTACGCCTTCAAGATGGTCGCGCGCGGCCGGGTGAAAGAGTGGTCGGTCGGCTTCTACGCAACCGACTGGAAGATGGAGGAGCGCGACGGCAAGTCGGTGCGCGTGATCAATGCGGTCGAGTGGGTCGAGGTGTCGCCCGTGCTGAAGGGCGCCTCGCCCAACACCGCCACCGCCGCGGTCAAGCACGTCGTCGACGCGCCCCCGGAGGTGTGCGAGGCGTGCGGCGTGGCCTACGACCTCGACATCGGCGACGCGAACTGTCCGGCCGAGCGCGGCGTGCATGTCTGGGTCGAGCTCGCGACCTGGACCGCGGCCTTTATCAACGACCTGCCGGATAACGCCTTCGCCGTCGTCCTGCCCGGTGGCGAGAAGGACGCGGACGGGAAAACCACGCCCCGCAGTCTGCGCAAACTCCCCCACCACGGCCAGGGCGGCGGCATTGACCTCCCCCACCTGCGCAATGCGCTCGCCCGGCTGCCGCAGGCCGACCTCTCGGACGCCGCCCGCGCCACCGCGCAGCGCCACCTGAACGGTCACGCCACATCCGAGGGTGTCGGGGACGCGGCGAAGGGGCCCGACCTGTACGCCGAGGGCCTGCGCGAGTTGTTCCTGGCCCACCGCGCCCACCTGCAGGGCGAACTCGGCATCGACCTGCCGGAGTTGGTTCCGAAGGCCGGGGCGCGTAATGCCGCCGCCGACCTCAAACGCCTCCAGGCGATGCACGACATGGCGGTGGAATTGGGGGCGTCGTGTATGAGCGAGTGAGCGACCGCCGAACCCGAGCCGAAAGCTTCCGACACCAGGAGGGACCGACACCATGAGCATTGCCCAGATCAGCCGGCTGAAGGACGACGCCAAGCGGTCATCGACGCTCGCCGATGAAGCCTTTGCCGCCGGCGACTACAAGAAGGCGACCGCCCTGATGGAAGAGGCGAACATCTGGGGCAAAGAGGCGCACGAACTCCAGGTGCAGGCCGATACGTTCAAGCGGCTGCGCGGCGACTTCAACGCGATGGTTAATTCCGTGCCGCTGACCGAGCTCGAGGCGAAGGCCTACGACAAGACCGACACGACGGCGAAGTTCGATGCGAACTACCGCCCCGCCGGCTGGGTCAAGTCGATTGATGGCCGCCCGCTCTCCGCCGCGATTCAGCCGGCCTGGGTGCGCGACCAGATGGGCGACAACCATAAGCGCGACGCCCACTTCTACAAGGACACCTGGCAAGGGTGGTTCCGCGCCCGCAACCAGAACGCCTGGCTCGCCGACGCCTCTGCTGAGCAGCGCAAGGCGATGCAAGAAAACACCGATGTCGAGGGCGGGTTCTTTGTCCCGGAGGACTACCGCACGATCGTCCTGCACGACCCCGGCGCTGTAGGCGGCGTGCACCGACCGCTCTGCACGGTCGTCACCACCAGCCTCAAGGACGGCTACTTCCCGACGATCGGGTCGGTGCTGTGGCAGGCGATCGCCGAGGAAGGCCCCTTCCCGGACAATACGCCGGCCGTGGGCCAGGTGCCGTTCAACGTCGCCAAGTCCGGCGGCAAGGTCGATATCTCGGCCGAATTGCTGGAGGACGCCGCCACGAATCTGCCGGCGCTGCTGGCCCAGATATTCAACGAGGCGCGCGGGCGGTACGAGGACACGAAGATCATCGCCGGCTCCGGCACGGGCGAGCCGCAAGGTCTCCGCACCGCGCTTGGCGCCGGCCAGACCGTGACGCTCGCCGGCGCGACCGCGATCGTGGCCGCCGACGTCACGAAAATCTATTGGTCCCTGCCGGCTCAGTTCCGCCGCTCACCGGGCGTGGCGTGGTCGCTCACCTCGGCGCTGATGGCGCAGATCGAAAACATCGGCTCAACCAGTCCCGGCGTCCACTTCATCGGGCAGACGGGCACCGAGCCGAATAACCCCGGCGCCCCGATGGACACGCTGCGCGGCCGGCGGGTGGTCACGTACGACGATGTCGGTTGGGACGATGCCACCGCGATCGCGACCACCGAGGTGATCGGGGCGATCGGCGACTTCAAGCAGTATTACCTGATCGACCGGATCGGCATGTCGCTGCGCCGCGACGACTCGATTGCCTCGGCCAACGACCAGGTGCGGTTCTATGCGCGCAGTCGCTTTGATGGGCGCGTCGGGCTGGTCAACGCCTTCCGCTTGATCAAGGCGGCGTAAGGGGACGGCGATGGCAGCGGAGACCGTCGAGGCCCTGTGTCTCGTGACGCGCATGATTGGAGATGACCGCTATATGGCTGGGACTGTCTACACGCTGTCGCGTGAGCGGGTCGCGCGCTACCCGGATGCCTTCCGGGTGCGCGCTGCCGCACCACCCACCGAGCCGGAGGTGGAGGAGGAACCACCCGTCGAGGCGGAACCGGAGCCCGAACCCGAACCCGAACCGGCGGAGCAGCCGGAACTGCCGCTGGAACCCGAACCGGAAGCACGGAAGCAGCGCGGGCGCGCACCCAACAAGATGCGCGCCCGCGCCCCGACGAAGTGAGGCGGCCGTGGTCCTGTCGTTCCTCACCGACCCGGATTTCCAGGGCTTCTGCTCGGCCGTTGTCGCCCTCGGCGTCGCGGTGATTGCCGTGTTGATGGTCGTACGGAGGGCGTAGGCGATGGCCGCACTTGCGCAGGCACAGGTGACGCTCCTCCACCGCCGTGGCGACGGCGGGATGCGTGCGGCGCTCTACGGACTGAGCGCCGTCACCGCCGGCGACACGCTCGACCTCGCCGCCGACTTCCGTGCCGTCACGGGTGCCTACTTCGTGCCGCTCACGGGGGGTGCTCCGCAGGAGGTTCCGGCCGCGGGGACCGTGCTCACCGTTGACGCCGGCCCGCTGGATGCTGCCGGCTACCTCTTCGTGGTGGGAGCGACGGCATGACGGTTGAAGAGATGCGGGTGCTCACCGGCGACCTGCCCCGCTACGAGGAGGTGACATTCGAGGGCGACGGCGTCCGCACGACGTTTCAGACGCCGAACGCGCCGCTCGTTGAAGGGTCGGTGTCGGTCACGGTCGACGGTGCCCCCGTCGTGCTCGATGTCGCCTACGCGGTCCGCTACGGTCACGGGCTGCTGATCTTTGAGCAGGCACCAGACGATGGCGCGGCGATCGTGGCGGAGGTGGAGCACGTGCTCGTGAGCGACCGCGACTACGAGATCGTTCGGAGCCTTGATACGGATATCCGCTATGCGGCGGCGCTGATGCTCGACCGGATTGCCTCCGACCAGGCCCTCCTGATCAAGGTCGCGCGCCTGCCGGACGGGACGCAATTGGACGGCACGAAACTGGCCACCGAACTGCGCGAGCGGGCCGAGGCGCTGCGGAAGCGGTCGTACCGGGAGCTCGCATTTTAATGGCGCGTTCCCTCACCGACCCCCGACTCTTCCGCCGTGCCTTTGCGCTATATTGGTTTCCCGACACGGTCTCCTTGTTTGCTCCCGCGGCTGCGGCCGTGCTGCCCTCGGGCGGCACCGCGCGTGGCGCCGTCACGGAAACCCGTGGCGTCCGCTGCCGCTTAACCGCGACCGCCGTGCAGGCGCTCACGCGACTGTTCGGGCAACAGGTGACGGTGGGTCGAGACTGGCTGTTGCTCCTGCCCTACGGTGCGCGGGTGGTGCCGGGGTGGAGCGTTGAGGGCAAGGGGCGGGCGTTCACGGTGATTGCGGTGACGGCGTACGCAACCGACCAGCTAACCGTGGCGGCGCTGCTCCGCGAACAGACGGTGGTGGGCTGAGATGCCGATGTCGTACGAGGGCGACCGCTTGCGCGCCTACATCGCCGCCCTTCCGGCGAAGGCCGATGCACTGGCGGCGAAGGTTGCGCTGCTGGTGCAGGAGATTGCCGTCCGGCTCGCACCGAAGCGGACCGGGAATCTGGCGCGCAGTATCAGTGCGGTGCGGGAGGCGGCCGGCCGCTGGCTGGTGTTCGTGAGCGTCGTCTACGGCATCTATGTCGAGTTCGGAACGAGCCGCATGTCCGCCCGCCCCTATTTCATCCCCGCCTTCTATGAGGCCGGCCGGCAGGTCGGCGCCCTGGCCAAGGAGGCGTTTGCCTGATGGCACTGCCGGACCTGAACGCGCTGAAGGTCGCCTTTCGCGGCAAGCTCGTCGCCGACGCCACGCTGATGACGCTGGTGGGCGGCGTGTGGAACGGTGTGCTACCGGCCCAGGTCGACTGGGCCCTGCCCCAGTTTGAGTACGGCGTCCAGGCTGATCCGGTTGATGAGGCGAACGGCTACGGCGAGGAGGGCCGGCGGGTGGTCCTGCGCCTGATGGCATTCGAACGTGGCTATGCCGGAGGCGTGGGCGCCTATGACCGCTGTTACGCGGCACTCAACCGCGCGCACGCGGTCCTGGGCAACGCACTCAGCGTGAGCGGCCAGAGCGTGTGGTCGGTGCGGTGGGTCGGGGGCGTTCCGGAGGCGTCGCCACCGGATGTCGATGACGAGACACGGCCCAGGCTACAGGTCGGAGCGATGTATGAGTGCCGAACCGTCTAACGAGGCGTGGCTGGCTGTGTGGCAGCGGTGGATGTCGTCCCCTCGGCCGGAGTGGTCAGACGCCCTGCGGGAGGCCGTGGCCGCACCGCGGTGTGTTCTGTGCGGCCACGTCTATCTCCGCTCCCACCCGTGGCATCGTGGCGGCGACGACGGCGTCTGTACGGGCGGCTGCCCCGCCTGTCGGCGGCCGGTGGGTGGCCCACCGCTTCGTCGTGGAGGCGATGCATGAGTGCCGCACGGTCGAACGGCTCCGCGCCCGTGATCGCGCTCTGTATGCCCACGCGCGGCGTCGGGCATCTGCGTTCCGTCTTCTCGGCGCTCGCCGAACTCACCCGCAGTGGCTATCCGTACGTCCTCGCCCCGGCGATCGGCTACCCACTGCCCGACGCGAACAACGTCGCCGCGGCACTCGCGCTCTCCGACCCAGGCGTTACCCATCTCTGGTTCGTCGAGGACGACAACCTCGTCGGCCAGGGCGTGCTCACCGACCTGCTCGCGCTTTCCGCGCCGGTCGCCGCGGCACCCTACCTGCTGCGCAACGGCCTCTCGTCGGTGATGCGCGCCGAGGATGGGTCGGCGGTCCTCTGCGGCTTCGGCTGCACCCTCATCCGCCGCGACGTGTTCGACGTGCTCCCCCATCCGCCGTTCTCGGTCGGACCACTGCGGCTCGTCTATGACGGCGGCTGGAAAGAGACGACCGTGCCGGAGCACGCCGGCGGGCATGACCAACGCTTCTGTCGCGACGTGCGCGCCGCCGGTCTGTCGATCGCGCTGCTCGAGGACGGCCGGGTCGGGCATCTCGAACTCACGAAGGCGGGTGGGCGCGCGAACGACGGAGCCGACGAGATCATCTGTCACGGCGGGTCGACGGCGCTGCCGTACTACCCGGTGCGACCGGACCGAAAGGAGCGCGACATGGCGGAGGAATGGTGGAAGGCACCGAGCGGTCAGACGGTGCTGGGACTTGACCCGGAGCAGGGTGCGGACACGGCGTTCTACGAGCGCAACGGCTGGGTCAAGGTCAAGAAGGCGGACGCGACGCCGATCCTCAAGGCGCAGCAGGAACGCGACGCGGCCCAACTCGCGGCGACGCTCGCTGACGCCGGGATCGACCCGGAGCCAAGCGCCTAGAGAACATGCCGCCACTTGGTGTGGAGAATGACGCGGTTGATGAGGCTTTGAGAGACATGCCACTCACG